CGATAATTGAAAATACCGGCACGTGTTGGTAGAGCGTTATCTGCATGAAGATACCCATCATGATCAAGATGATGTGAGCTCGCGTCTAAAATTATTTTATCTATTCGTAATGCCATGATGTAAATAAATACCATATGGCATATTAAGTCAAAGTTATTTTTTTAAAAGAATTTATCCAGAACTGGAATTGCCTGACAACGGCATTGAATATCTTGCCCTGGGTGATTGCGCTGGCCTTCACGTTTACTTGGTTTGTCACCTTTGCTTGCTTTAACTGTGATAGGCGGATCAGACCAAGAAAAAACCTCTCCATCTAAATCACTATGTGAAGAACGAACACGCCCATCTTTTGAAGTGGCCCATGTGTATTGGTCAATACCTGAATTGACTTGACGTTGTTCGGTCAACGTTGCATTGAATTTACTCACTTGATCACGCGCAATTAATCGCGCACGTGCTTCAGTCACATCAAATTCTTCTTCTATTTTTTCTTTCATTTCTTGTGGCGAAAGTTTTCGAGTGCCATCCCGATATAGCATTTGTTCAATATCAGTCAGGCTTTCACTGGGTATGGATTTAATCAAGGAAACATTTTCAGTGGTGAATGATCTCACTTCATTATCAAGCCAAGGTTCTAATTGAATTGGGTTAATACTTAAAACACTTGTCATAACCCGTTGATGATATTGTGATTGTTGTCGATTAATCTTTGATGCATGGTTTTTAACAGTATTACCAACACGTTCACTATCCACTGATCTTGAATAGCGTTCACGAATTAACTTCATTGCATTCTTAATGATATCGGGATCAATGGCATCTTGTTTGAAATCATCAAACAACTGGGGCAGCAAAGGAAAAAGCTTTTCACGTACCGCCTGATGAAAGGGTTCAACTAATTGCAATATGCTGGCTGCATAGCTTTGTTCTAATGTGTGCAATTTTGGTGGTTTAGGTACTCGTCTTCTTCTTTTTACCAGTGCCATTATTTCTCAACATCCTTTTCTTCTGGTTTAACTTTCACTTTACTTGGATCAAGCTCATTCAGATCGCCTTCATCCGGCTCATTTTCATTAAGCTCAACTTTTTGTTTAGCCAGCATATCGAGGTATTTAGTACGCCGATCAACATCAATCGTCATATCAGTAAGATTTGTTTCATCACCTGAGAAACGAGAAATTGCAACTTCTTCAGGCTCAACGACTTGGGTGCGGATATATATTTCATCTTTTTGAGCTATCTTATATTCAACCTCAGCTTTGTCATTTTCTGACAATTGCCACAATGGGTTGAATGTGAAATCAATTTCCTTTGGGCCAATACCAAGCGGCTCTGAAACCATATCAATAATACGGCGTAATAGAGGGCGCAATGTATTTTCTTGGTAAGCAGAAATATTGTCATAGTGCACACGCAAATCACTACCGCCTGAATCACCACCTAGTAATCCTGACTGATTATGAAATAAACGTGCTTTGGGAATTTCAACCGCAGCGGATATGTAATCAGTGAAATAATTCAGCATGTCAGGCATTTGTGTGAGCGGCGTACCCATCTTGTCAAATTCTTCATCCTCACCATAAACCGCAACATTATGAACGGACATACCACGTGCAACCAATGCCATACGATTAATTAACGCCGCCTCACCTTCATCAGTAGAAAGCAATTCAACCAAATTACTGATTTTCATTTTCTTGGTGACAAAATCTTCAAGTGTGGCTGCGGCGGATTGATTAGCCACACCAAACTGTCTTAATGCTTCATGGAAATTCTGAACAACCGATTCTGACCAGCCATAGTTTCGCATACGTGCAACAGGTGGTAGATAATTGCCTTCAAAACGAATCGTTCTGGATTCATGCACAACAGAAGTCAATGCACCTTGCACTTGAAGCCGCTGAACCAAGTATGTTTCAGGGCTCCCATAGCGCATATCTAAATCATCTTTATAAAATGTTTGAGGGAATGTGAGATAACGATCGGTATTATGAAGAAATTCAATTGAACGGATCTTACCTAATGGTTGGTGTACTTCTAAGCCGTCGAAGGCACCAATGATCATGAGTGCACCACCATACATCCGGCCAAGTGTAATTCCTTCCTGAACCGCTTCACGTATATTCAAGCGTGTCATTTCATCACGCACACGCTCTGCTAATTCTGGCTTTGTATCATGCGACAACGTGATCCATTTGCGCGTGGCATCTTTGGCCGGTATCTCAATGACTCTACGAACTAGCCAATCATGAAGAAACAATGCATCGAGTTCAGCGCGACCAAGTTTATTATCATATTCATAGCGTGTGTTTGAAATAGGATCAGAGCTTGAGCCGAATTTATTGACTGAATTAACCCAGCGATCATTTCTAAGCACTTTTGATAGTGATGGTTTATTTTTTGTAAGAGTTGCCTTGCTCATATTCTGCCCCGTCTTGACATTGCCTGTGTGGTTGAAACATTACTTTTTGCAATCGCAATAGTCAAAGCTTCTGCTTTGTTTGGTGATTTAATACCGCGCCTAGCTAATTTGATTTTTGATTCAATCTTTATCTTGCCAGCTTCATTCGTTTCAACTTTCGGTTGTGATAGCTCTGAAATTAGCTGAGGATCGTTCGGAATGCTAATTAATTTATCAACAGGGTATTTTTTAATATTGTTTACATGCTCATACGTTCTTTCAAATCGGTCACGAAGCCCCCACCATAATTGTGCTTTAAGGTTAAGGAACATATCTTTGTTCTTTTTACCGGGCTTATAAAAGCCAGCGGTTGGAGGCAAGCCAACATTTACACCGATGAATGTAATTTTTGATTTTTTATTAATTTCCTTTAGTGATGCTGCTTCACCTTTAACGCCGGCACCCACGCCAATGCTGTCAAAATTTACTTTTGGATAGTCTTTGTCTGTTGCTAACCGGTGAGCCTTTCGTGCTGTTTGGGTTGTATTGCCTTCTTTCCATGCTTCAATTATCTGAACAACAACGCCATGCATGCCAATGAAAACATTATCATCACCGCCTTCATCAGCAACATCGAGACCGGCACACCTTTCGCCTGATGCTTCAAGTTTTAGATTAACAGCTGCTCGTACATACTTGGCTGGAATACAAATTCCTTCTACCGATGCGCTGTAATCAATATCAATTTCTTGTGCAACAGTTACAGGGTCAAGCGTGTCTAATTGTTTCTGATACCACTTTTGATCTTTGCGTGGATCATCTTTCCAGTGAAATGTGAATACAGGTATTTTTCCACTGAAGCGCTTTCTATAAAAAGGATTGCCGTTGCCGTTAGGTGTTGATACATCGATTTTTACATTTGAGTTTTGCGATAAGGCTGCATCAATTCGTTCTGCTCGTTCATAGAATGCTGATTCATCTTTGAAGTACATTGATGATCGACCACCACGGCCAATATTGTCACCGGCTTCACCTGTAATACTTGAGCCGTTTTCAGGATTTAATATCTTCATGTAGGGCGTGTGTAAACTATGATTGAAATCAACTGGAAGCAATTCAACCGGCAAGTATCTCAATATCATTCGAGCCTTTTCAAATATTGAATCAGGATCGCCAAGCCTATCAACCAGCATTTCTTTACGACTACCAAAACCAATCTTCACCCCACGTTGAAAACGCCACATCCAAACAGCAAAGGCCATGTTTAACCAGGTTGCACCTGCATCACGTGACTTTTCAACCAATGCATCTTCCTTGTTTTCGAATCGCTCAAGCAACCAATGCACATATTCTTTTTGTCTGGGAAATAAAATAAAGGGCATGATTGCTGGCTTTAGCCGTGGGTCATAAGTCCACATCCAATCTTCAATGAATTCAACAGGGTGTGTTTCATAAAACAATAGCATTGGTTTAATGCATGAAGGCTGTGAGCGTAATTGATTAATTACCCGTGTTCTTTTGTGAATAATTTCAGTGTATTCAGGTTCTTTGAAGTTAAGTTGCGTCATTGACTATTTCGCCACGCATGACCTGCAAATAAATATCAGTTGCTTGCTCGGCTGTTACATCAGGATTCAAATTGAGGTTGGTATTATCTGTTTGAATTGGCTTGCCATCTTCACCGGTTACTTCATAGCGGTCTTTCTTGCCCCATCGTTTATAGAATCGTCTTTCGAGAAATTGTGCTGCAGCTCTCCAATCATCACCTTTGAAGGCTTTTGTGATTGTTTTCAATGCCATATCTTCTGCTTTTGCACTGGCACCCCTCACGGCCTCCATAAATTCCAAGTACGGAACTTCATTTTCATTGAATATAAGCTCAATTTCATTTTCAAAGTCGCGTTGCAAGCGGTTATATTCTATTTCACCACGTTCAAGCCAACTGTAATATGAAGACTCAGAAATACCGCCTAAACGGCATGCAGTTTCAATATAGTGACCATCTTCAAGGGCTTTGATAACACGTTTGAATTTATTCTTATTGCTTACCAGTATTGGTTTTCTACCGATGGTTTTTTTCTTAGTGGATTTCTTCCGGACAGCTTTCTTCTTGGTTGCCTTTTTCTTCACAACCTTCTT